CAGAGTAAACGTACCGCTCCATCCCCTCGGCAATTCCGCGCCCAGTTGTGACCCGTCCAGGCAATCCACCCGCACGGACTGCGTCACCTGGTGCGCCTCAAATCCCGTCACATAGGAAAGATCGACGCGCCCGAACGGCCCCATCACAACCAGCTGGCAATCGCTGCCAACCGAAAACGTATTAAACGGCATCAGAAACTCCTTCTCATCAAATGCTCGGCGTCGTCTGTCTGGTCACCTGCACGGTCTGCCCGCCTTGCACATTCACGATGAATTTCTCGTTGATCGCCTGATACTGCACCTGCACGTCCGCCTGCACATAGCCCAATCCGGTACGGCTCGCCGGGTTGTTGGTGGTATCGCAAACCACCGCGAATGGCAGCGAGCCATCGGTACTCCCCAGCAGCCCCTGCCCCAGCAGCCCGTTCAGGAACGCCATCAGCGTCGCGCGAATATTTTGAAACAGCGTGCTGTTCACCAATTGCCCCACATACGCGCCCATTCCGGCGGACAGGGTGCTGGCGATATAATTCGTCAGCCGCGTATAATTATCCCCATCCGTCGCCGCGTTCGACGAAGAATTATGACCGCCCCGCACGCCCCAGAACGCCCCACCCGGCTGCGGATTGGCAATCACGTCAATCCCGGCGGAAAGCAGCGCCGTGAGATCAGCCGTCGCGTAGGTCGTCACCGTGCTGCCGCCCGGCTGCCCGGATTTTTGCGAGCCGATCACGCCATAAAGCGGCTTGTTCAAGGGCGATTGTTCCGGCGATAAATTCGCCAACCGCCCGGCCACAAACCCCTGCGGAGACACCAGCCTGGTCAAGGCATTGGCCTGATCGTACCAATAAATCCAATCGCCAAACATCATTTTGGCCGCATAACTATCAATGCCGGCCTCCGCCTTCACGGTAACCGCGTTTGCAATGTTATCGCCCGCCGGCCCCGTCAAAATCATATAAACGGCCTCGGAGAGGCCAAACGCCACCTGCGTGCTCCACTGCGTGGAGTCATCGGTATCGGCCAGCACCGCAAGCGCACAGCCCTGTCCGCGCAGCGCGTACATGCCCTGCCGCGGCAACGTGTCGCTGCCAACCAGAGTCGCCGCGGTCACCGTGCCGGCGCCATCTGTGCCCGGCGTCCCGGCGGTGAACGGATAGCTCTGCGCCACCGCCACCGCGCCGGAGCCCGAGGTGGAAGCCACAACAAGCTGCGACGGCCCGCGCAGCGCGCCATTCCCGGCATTCACCGCCTCGGCCAGGTTGCTCCAAAAAGCCGTGCCGCTACCCACAATGTTATTGAAAATCTCCGGGCTCTGCCCCGGCAGTGCAACGGTCAAACTCCAGGAATTCGCCGCCGAGCCAGGCGCCAGCGTCAGGGTCAGCAAATTCCCCAGGCTGCCGGTATAGAGCGCGGTAAACGTGATAGCGCCAAGCACGGAAACCGAAGCGGCGCTATCGGTGCCATCCGTCACGCGCACACAGAGGAAATTCGCCGCGCCCTGCTGCACGGCGGTCGCCACCTGCGTGCCCATGTCGTATTTGCGCGCCATCACCGGCCCAAACGCCGCGGCATATCCGCTCATGCTGCCAATAATAGTCGGCTCCCCTACCGGACCCCAGCTCGCCGTGCCCACTACGCCAAGCGTATCGGTCGGCACACCATTCAGCAAAAGGCTCTGCGGTGCCACGATCTGCACATAAAGGTCCGGCACGATCAACGCCGTCGTATTCAGCGCCCCTTCGGCAAAAATCGGCATCAGCTTACTCCTTTCCCGCGCGGACGCGCACAACAAAACCCGCCTGCGGCCCGGCCAAGATCTTTTGCACCGCCGCCGCGTCCTTGATCACATCCCCGCGCCTAAAACCCTCAAAAGGCTTCAGCACCACCAACTGATACATTTCAGGAATCCCTCTATCCGTTCAGCGTTTCCACAAAACCGCCATTCGCGTAAACATTCGTCATGCCGAACAGCATCGCCGGCTCAATCTGCGCCAGCGTGGTCGGGTACTCGGCGCTGTACCTCAGCGTCCGCTTATAAAGCGCGGCATCCGCCGCCCCATCGTCGGCGTCGCTTCCCACAAATATCAGCCGCGCGGTCGATCCATCCGCCAAGGCAATGAACTGCGACGCCGCCAAAGCATCATCGATGACGGGCGCAACGGCATCCCGCACCAGCGGCGCCGGACACCACACCGTTATCTCAAAAACCTGCGTTTGCCGCTTGATCTCCTGCAGCGCGTTCGCGCCATTCACAACCCGCGCGGCAAATTTTTCCGCATTCGGCAAGGTCACGTTCGAACCGGCATACTGCACCAGCCATCCGGCCTGCCGCAAAGCCGCAGTCAGATTGCTAGCGACGGTCGGCGGCGAGTCATTGGCCTGCACGGCGTAAGGAAACGCCAGGTCATTCACAACCAGACCCGCCAACTGCCCCAGCGCGCAAACGCCTGCAAATGTCGCGCTGTTGCCAGCAACGGTCACATTCAAACTTGCCGGCACCGCGCCGACAACCTGCCATTTGCGCGCAAACCGCGTCACGTTTTTCACAACACCGCTGGCATTCACCGTCACGTGCAATACGCCGGCCGCCAAATCCGCGCCCAGCGTCGGCGAGGTTGGCAATCCCCGGTAAACCCGGCACGTGCAGCCCACCGCACTCGGCGCCGCCGTCCCCTTCGGGTAAAGCGCATTCGCCACGATCGCGGCCAGCGCCGTCTCCACATCCGCCTGGTCAGCCATCAGGTCACCGCCTGATTCATCGAGAGCCGCCAAACCCCGTTCACCGCCTCCACCGCGTTCACCACGTACTGCGCGCCGGAAGCATCGGTCAGAAGATCAGCGACCGCCGGTGACACGCACGGCAGCGACGGCAACAGCGCCACAAACCCCGGCACCTTCGTATCATCCGCCAGCCCGGCATGCGTCCTGTCCACCGTCCCGCCGCCCACCAGCACGCTGGCTGGAAACCCCGTCACTAACGCCGTGTTCGTACCTGGCAGCACCGCGCCGTAAGGGTTTATGCCGGCCAATACCGGCGCCGCAGGCCGCCACAGATTGATCTCGGTATTCGTCATCACCACCAGCATCGGCTTCGGCGGCTCAATCGCCGCCACGAATGCCGTGCCCTCGGGCCCCGCCAGGTAGTCACCGACCTGCAAATAGCTCCAATCCGCCCAGGCCTGTCTGAACGGCACGCCAAACCCGCTCGGCGCCGCCACGCCGCCGCCCGGCAGCACGTAAGCCACGCACAGCCGCAAGAATCGGTTGCTCAAATCAATCGGCGTCTGCGGCCCGTTCGGCCGGTAGGCGTCGTGCAAAAACCCCGCGCGCCTGGCCGCGCACCCGGCCCCATAGGCCAGGCGGTCCGCCAACTTCACCCCGTCCATCCGCCTACACCACCAGCGTCACGCCGGCCTGCGCCAATCCCGGCCCCGGCGGCACGCCCAAAAACGCGCAAAGCCGCCGCCGCCAAGCATCAAACAATCCCTCCCGGTCCGCCACCTCGGCCGCATTATGCGTCCACGCCGCCGCACTCTCGGTATCAAGATTATCCGAAGCCGGCGGGATCGCCGCCTCCAGCGCATACAGCGCACTCAGATACTGCGTCGTCACCGCCACTTCCGACGGCGACAAATTATTCATCCGGTATTCCAGCGTCCCATACGCCTGAAAAAACCGCCACGATTCAAACCCCGCCGCACCCGCGCCATAAGCCGGATACCCGCAGAACCGCCGGATATCGACCTTTTGGGCATCGGTAAAACTGCCGGGAATCGTATCGGACATCTCAGTAGGTATCCCCATCCCCGATCGTGAAATAGACGGTCCCCGTCCCGGCCGCCAGAATCGCGGCCGCATAGGTCACGAACGGCCCCGCCTCCACCAGCATCCGCGCGCCCGCCGGTACCGGCGTGCTCGCCTGCGAGGCGCTCAAACCGGATGCCGCCCCCAATTGAAAAAACGCCGTCGCCGCCGATGAATTATACACCAGCACCGTCGTGCCCCCGCCCTTCAGCGCGACATTCGCGGAACTGGTTGACGCCGCCAAAGCCGCCGTTCCGGCAGGCCGGAACGGCTGGGTTGAACCTGTGGACATGAACCGCTCCCTTAGCCGATATGCTCGATCATCACGGCGCGTTTGTAATTCGCATTCGTCGCCGTCGGCACCGTGGTCGGCGTCGTCGTGGTGTCAGAGGGCGCGCAAAACCCGCCAATCCAATACCAGCTCTGCGCGATGATCTGCTGCAGCCGGTCAATCGGCTCGCGCGTCACCATCGCCACATTGTCGATCACGTTCACCAGGCTATCCTTCGGCGCCACGTCATCCGCCGCCATGCCGGCAAAATCGCCCTCAATCAGCGCGCCCTGCCCGCACACAATCGGTCGCCGCACATACAACCCGGCAATGCTCGGGCTGCTCTGCACGTAAGCCTCGGTCGTCGTAATGAACCTCAGCCCCAGAAAATCACTCACCATCCCCTGCCGGAACACCGGGTTAGAAGACGTCGCCCCCTGAAACAGTTGCTTGAAATCCGGATCGGCAAACAGCTGCCGCGCCGACACAGGGTCCAGGTAGCAATTATAAACCCCATCAACCAGCGGCACCGCGTTCCGCCGCAGCAGCGCCACCGCGTCCAGCAAATTGCCCATGGAAAGCACGTCGGTCGCCTGCAGCGCCGCCGTCGTCGCCCGCGCCGCCGGCCGCACGATCGAACTCGCGGTCGCCGCCTGCACCGCATTGCCGGCGGTCCCATCAGCGACGATCACATTCGCGGAAAACTGCAACGCACCCGAAATACCGCCAGGCGCCGTGGACACGTTGGTCGCATCCGGCGTCACGCCCACCAGCGTATAGGCATTGCTGCCCACCGTCACCGTCATCGGATACGCCGCCGACACGTTCTGCTGCACACCATTAACAAACACCGTCTGAAAGCCACGAACATCATCAATCGCCAGATTCGGCCCCGCCGATGCCAGGCTCGTCGCCACCCGCGAATTGCCGCCGAAATACGGCGCGAACAGCGCATTCCTCGCCAGCTCGTCCAGACTGCGCGCCGCCTGCTCACCATTCGTCGCCGCATTCTGCAAAAACTGCGACGCAATCCCAACCCGGCTCGTCACCATATTGAGATCCTGCGTCGCCGCATAGAAATTCAGCGTGATCGTGTATTGCTCAATACCCCAGCTCGTGCTGGTTAGGCCGTTATCCAGATTGGTATTCGTCGCCGCCGCCAGCGGCACCGTTACGCTCGGCTTCAGACCCGCACGGGTCTTCGTCAGAGTCTCACCAATGCCCACCGAAAATTCTTCGCGGTCAGCGATCAACCGATACCCCAGCCGGGATTTCAGCGCCATCTCGAATTCGCGCTCCAGAAAACCCTGCTGGATGATAGGCT